TCTCTGCAGGCTCGCTGGCGTAGACCATCGGCGCTAGTCGATTTTTTGCGTGGAAGGGTTTACGTTCCCGGAAGTTTTGGGTTTTAGTTTTTGGGTTTTAGTTTTTCGAATTTAACTTCTGCATTCCTAGAGTGCAGATTTGAATTGTCAGGATGCTGATGCGCATCGACAGGATTCATTTTCATGGGCAGACGTGGGCCGAAACCGCAGAGCCAAAAACAGAAGCGAGCGAAAGGTGAACGCAGGCCATCACAGCAGACCGTCACCGTCATCGAGTTCCCGAAGGTCTCGCAGGTGCCGGAGCCGGCCGACTGGCTCAACGCCGACGGCCAGGAGCTGTGGCGCAAGGTCGGGCCGATGCTGTTCGCGCAGCGCCTGCTTTCGCACGCGGATCTGTATGCGCTCGGGCATCTGTGCCAGCTGCACGGCAAGATCGTCGACGGTTATCGGCGACAGATCCAACCGACGGCGGCTGAGCTCTCGCAGCTGCGCATGTATTTCTCCGAGTTCGGCATGACGCCAACCAGCCGCACACGCGTTGGAGGCAGCGGTGGCGACAAGAAAAACCCGTTCGAACGCAACGGGCCGAAGACTGCGCCACGCGGCGACTGAGCATGCGCGCAACTACTCGCAGATCGCCTACGAGTACGCGCGGGCGGCCGTGCGCGACAAGCGCGGCAAGACGTACTGCAAGTGGGTGCAGCTGGCGGCCAAACGCCAGCTCGATGATCTGCGCAAAGCGCGCAAGCGCGATTACCCCTACCTTTTCGAAGCCTGGCATGCAAACGATGTCTGCGATTTCATCGAAAAACTTACACACGTGCAGGGACAATGGGCCAAGCCGACCATAACGCTCGAGCCTGCGCAGGTGTTCATCCTCGCCTGCGTGTTCGGCTGGCGCCGGCGCTCGGACGGCAATCGGCGCTTCACCGTGGCCTATATCGAGATGGCGCGCAAGGGCGCGAAGTCGACGGTGTCCGGTGGGGTGGCGCTTTATTGTCTGACCTGCGACGGCGAGGTCGGACCCGAGATCGTCATCGGTGCGACCACGGGCGACCAGGCGAACAAAGTGTTCAAGCCGGCCAAGCTCATGGTCGAGCGCAACCGAGATCTGCGCGAGGCCTTCGGCGTGCAGCCGTGGTCGCGCTCGATCACGTGCCGCAATTCCGCAGGCTCGATACAGCCGATCAACGCCAAGAGCTCGACCCAGGACGGCTGGAATCCGCACGTCGGCATCCTCGACGAGCTGCATGCGCACAAGGATCGCGGCCTGTTCGATGTGCTCAAGAGCTCGTTTGGTGCGCGCCGCAACTCGCTTTTGTGGATCATCACGACGGCGGGCTACAACGTGCTCGGGGTGTGCTACGAGCAACGCAAGCTCGTGACCAAGCTGCTCGAGGGTGTGTTCGAGCTCGATCACTATTTCGGCATCATCTACACGCTCGACGACGGCGACCGGCCGCTGACCGAATCGAAATGGATCAAGGCCAACCCGCTGCTCGGCATTACGCCGACGCTCGAGTCGATGCAGGCCTACGCCAAGGAGGCGCGCGCCTCACCCGAATCGATGGGCGAATTTCGCACCAAGCGGCTCAATATCTGGACCAACGCCAAATCCGGCTGGCTCAACATGGAGAGCTGGAAACAATGTGCCGGCACAGTAGATCCGAACGCGCTCAAGGATGTGCGGGCCTTCGGCGGCTTGGATCTGGCGTCGGTGTCGGACATGACGGTGTTCGCGTTGATCTGGCTGCTCGAGGGCCGGCTCAAGGTCTGGTGTCGGTATTACATGCCCGAGGACATGGTGGCACCGCGCACCGAGCGCGGCAACGTGCCCTATCAGGTGTGGGCGAAGCAGGGCTTGCTCACGCTCACGCCCGGCAATGTCACGGACTACCAGTACATCGAGCGCGATGTGATCAAGGCGCTCGATACGTTCCAGATCGAGGACATCGGTTTCGACAAGTGGAACGCCTGGGATCTGGTGAACCGGCTGACCGAGGCCGAGGCGCCCATGATCGAGTTTCGGCAAGGACCGCGCAGCTTCAACGCGCCCATGCGCCAGTTCGAGCGCCATCTCAACGCCGCCACGCTCGACCACGGCGACGATCCGGTGCTCGCCTGGATGGCCTCGAATATCGTCGCGCGTCAGGACATCAACAAGAACATGGCGCCCGACAAGAAAAACAGCCAGGAGAAGATCGACGGCATCGTCGCTATCCTGATGGCGTTGGGGCTGGCGATGTTGCACACGGAAAGCAAGTGCGTCTACGAGCAACGCGAGCTGTTTGTGATCTGAGCCATGAAAGTTGATTTTCGAGACGTGCTGGTGTTCGGCGGGGTGGCGCTCATGAGTGGCGGCGCCTACCTGATGCTGGGCACATCGGCGGCGCTGCTGGCGGCCGGTGTGAGCTTCTATGTCCTCGGCCTGGCGGCGAAGCTGTGAGTGGCATCGTCGCGACACTGCTGGCCAAAGAAGACCGGGCGACGCTGCGCAATCCGCCGAAGTGGCTTTACGACGCACTGGCCGGATCGAAGTCTTCGGCCGGCGTGCGCGTCACCGAGAAGTCGGCGTTGAATCTGTCGACCGTGTGGGCGGCGGTACTCATTATCTCGCAGACGGTGGCGTCGCTGCCGCTCATTGTCTATCGGCGCCGACAACCGCGCGGCAAGACACGCGTGCCGGAACATCCGTTATTCAGACTGCTGCACGATCAGCCGAACGAGGAAATGACGTCGATGGTGTTTCGTGAGACGCTGGAGGCGCACGCGCTTACTTGGGGAAATGGCTATGCGCAGATCCAAAGAGACGGCAACACGCGTCCGATGGCACTGTGGCCGCTATCGCCTGAAAAAACGAAGGCGCTACGCAATGATGCTGGAGATATCGTCTATGAGCTCAGCCTTCCCTCTGGCGAGACAGAAATATTGCCTTCGCGCGACGTGTTCCATCTGCCTGGGTTAGGTTTTGACGGCCGCGTAGGGTACTCGGTGGTACGTATGGCTAGGGAGACGATGGGGTTGACCAAGGCTACAGAGACTTTTGGGGCCACGTTTTTTGCCAATGGCAGCCAGGTTAGTGGGGTGTTGGAATACCCCGGGAAGATTAACGATGAAGGCAAGATCGCCTTACGCAAGGCGTGGGAGCGACTGCATAAGGGTGCAGAGAACGCGCACCGCGTCGCGGTCCTCGAAGATGGCATGAAGTGGAATCAGATCGGCATTCCGCCCGATGATGCGCAGTTTCTGGAAACGCGGCGCTTTCAGGTCGAGGAGATCGCGCGCTGGTTCAACGTGCCGCCGCACAAGATTGGCCACCTCGATAAGGCCACCTTCAACAACATCGAGCAGGAGAATATTCACTTTGTGGTCGACACCGTGCGCCCGTGGCTGGTGCGCTGGGAGCAGGAGATCAAGCGCAAGCTGACGATGCCCTCAGAAACGGATCTGTTTGCCGAGCATCTGGTCGACGGGCTCCTGCGCGGCGATCAAAAGACGCGCTACGAGGCCTACACTAAGGGACGTAACTGGGGCTGGTTGTCGGCGAACGATGTGCGCGAGCTCGAGAACATGAATCCGCTCGATGGCGATGAGGGCGAAAGTTACATCGTGCCGCTCAACATGACACCCGCCGATGCGCTTGGCAGTACGCCGGCACCTGACGCGAGCCTGGCGCAGATGCTCGAAGGACAGCAGCCCTTACTTGCATCAACACTACGTTCTGTGCTGCGCACTGAGGCCGACAAGCTGCAACGGGCGGCTAAGCGCGAGCCCGACTTCGAGGCCTGGCTCGAGCAGTTCTACGGCGAGCATAAGGAGCACGTGCGCGCGGCGGTGGCGCCGATTTTCGATGCCCTGCGGGCGACGCTGCGCTCGCTCGGCTTGTCGCATAAGCTCGATGGGTTGCAGGAGCTCGACGCCGAGCTGGCGCAACGCCACGTCGATGAGTCGATGCTGCAGGTGTACGCGGCATTGCGCTGCGCCGAGACCCAGGAGCTGCGCGAGACGGTGGCGCGCTGCGTCAAGCATTGGCCCGAGCGGGCCGATGAGACCGCGGCGCAGGAGATCGAGAGATTGGCGAAGGGCTTGGACAGCGATCAGATTGCAATTTGAGCGGGTGACAGGTGACATTATGGCGCAGAAGATTCAAACGCTGATTTTCAGCAAAGACAATTGGAATGTCGACGACGCGCGCGCGTGGGTCGAGGAGCATGACTTTCGGGCCGACAAGGTCGACGAGACCGACGTGAGTTACCGCTTTCGTCAGTTCGATCCGGACGATTGCGATGGCGGCTTTCAGACGCTGACCGAGAACTTTCCCGACGGTGTCAGCGCGGTGTCGTGCGAGCTGCCCGATTCGGCCAGCGCTAAGCGCTTCGGCGATTCGCCGCCGGCGGGTGTCGAGTACCGGCTGCTGACCTCGGGCCACATCGAGCTGCGTAAGGTAGAAGGTGAACCGCTGCCCACATTGGTTGGCCACGCCGCCGTTGTCGAAGTATTCTCTCAAACTTTCGATTACGGTTGGTTTAGCTTCAAGGAGAAGATCCGCCGCGGCGCCTTTGCGCGCGCCATCAGCGAAAAGCAGGACGTACGCGCACTGGTGGACCACAACCCGAGCAGCATTATCGGCCGCACCAAGAACGGTACGCTCGAGCTGGCCGAGGATGAGGTTGGCCTCTTATCGACGATCCATCCGCCCGACACACAGGCCGGGCGCGACATCGTCACCAGCATCGAACGCCGTGACGTCGATCAGATGAGCTTCGGTTTTGTCGTCAAGCAGCAGGTGTGGACCGAGTTCGACGATCCGAATGAGCCCGACATCCGCGAGATCGTCGATGTGGATCTGTGGGACGTGTCGCCCGTGACGTTCCCAGCTTATCCGGATACGAACATCGCTGTGCGTTCATTGGAGGCATGGCGTGCCGAGTTCGAACGAGAGAAAAAGAAATCACAGCGCATTCGCAGCAAGGACGTGGCGCGCCGGCGGGTGGCACTGCGTGCCAGCCGAAGGTGACAAGCCACGCGCGATCGCCTATAGTTTGCTACTGAATGTGTAATTTACCATCCGGCCGCGTGTGAGCCGCCTTCGGCGGTGAGGCGTCGGCCCGACGACCCGGACCTCCTTGGGGGGCGTAAGTCGCCATGCGTTATTTAACGTGCTGGTGGCCTGCGCCCTTTTTGCATTCATGCCAGCCTAAACCGGATTGGAGAGAATGCAATGCCTCCGAAACTTCTAGAACTGAGAGAAGCGCTCGGCAAGATCCGCGATGAGCTCAAGGCCATCCTCGACAAGGCAGACGAGGAAAAGCGTGAGCTGACCGAGGACGAGGTCAAGCGCTTCGACGAATTGGTCGTCCAAGATGAGGCGATCAACAAAGATATCGAGCGCCGCGAAAAGCTCGGTAAGCTCGAAGACGCCGCCAACAAGACCAAGACGAAGCGCGTCGATCCGGGGCAACCCGGCGACGGCAATACCGATCCGACGATTTCGCACACTTTCCGCTACCGCAAACTGCGCGCCTTCAAGGGCGAAAAGGCCGAGGAACGGGCCTATCGCGCCGGCATGTGGATTCGCGGGCAGCTCTTTGGTGATGAGCGTGCGAGCCGTTGGTGCGAGGATCATGGCATCGAGTTGCGGGTGATGACCACGGCCGTCAACACGCTCGGCGGTTTTATCGTGCCCGATGAGTTCAGCCAGGCCATCATCGACCTGCGCGAGGAGTACGGTGTATTTCGCCGTGAGACGCGCGTGGTGCCGATGGGTAGCGACACCATGAACATTCCCCGTCGCGACGGCGGCCTGACGGCCTATTTCGTCGGTGAGTCCGATTCGATCACCGAGTCCGATAAGACTTGGGGCAACGTCAATCTGACGGCCAAGAAGCTCGCTGTGCTCACGCGCATGAGCTCGGATCTGGCCGAGGACGCCATCATCGACCTGGCCGACGATCTCGCCAGCGAGATCGCCTACGCCTTTGCGCAGAAGGAAGACGATTGCGGCTTCAACGGCGACGGCAGCTCGAGCTTCGGCGGCATCGTCGGCGTGCGCACCAAGATCATCGACGGCAACTACGGCGCCGGCGCGGTCAACGCGACCACCAACACCAACACCTTCGCCGAGATCATTGCGGCCGACTTGGCCAACATGATGGCGGCACTGCCGAAGTACGCGCTCAGAAATGCCAAGTTCTACATTTCGCAGCCGGGTTTCAGCCTCGTATTCGAGCGCCTGACACAGGCCGCCGGCGGCAACACCATCCAGACGCTGGCGGGTGCGGTGACACAGCGTTACCTGGGCTATGAGGTGGTGGTCACGCAGTCGATGCCCACGAGCACCGGCGATCTCGTCAGCACGGCCATGATCCTGTTCGGCGATCTTTCGTTGGCGGCCAAGTTCGGCAGCCGGCGCGACGTGCGCATCAAGACGTCCGAGGACCGCTATATCGAGTTCGATCAGATCGCGGTGCAGGGCACGGAGCGCTTCGACATCAACGTGCATGATCTCGGCGACGGCACCAACGGCGGCCCGGTCGTTGCATTGATTGGCGCCTAATCGGGTCTTGGACTCTGGAGAGTTGATATGAGAGAGCAACCGAAACAAGTTATTGTCATCAGCCAGGCCTCGACCACCAACGCGGCGACGGCCTCCGGCAACATCGACACCTTGGGTTATGAGTACGCCAGCATCGACGTCATCATGGCCACGAGCGACGACACCACCAACAACCCGACGGTGTTGAAGCTGGCCGACTCCGACGACACCGTGGTCAGCAACTTCGCCGACATCGCGGCGTTCGTCGGCGACGATGCCGCCGGCTTCACGGTTCCGGACGCCGTCACCGCGGGTAACTGGGGCGTTAAGTTCAACGTCGATCTGCGCGGGCGCAAGCGCTGGCTCAAGGTGAGCATCTCGCCGCTGACGACGCAGGTGATCACCTGCATCGCTAACCTGTTTAGAGGCGATGTGGCGCCCGTCAATACCACCGACGCCAACGTCAAGGCGCTGGTGAGCGGGTAGGTCGGACAGCAGTGCGTAAGGCCGGCTTGGCTCAACCCGAGCCGGCCTTTTTTGCAGGAGGTTGACGTGGAGCTCGAGATAAGGCCGCGCGACGCCACCAAGCCGGCGAGCGCTTATCTGCGCGAGCGGCGTTGGAATGCGACCTCGCAGGCCGGTGAGGACGGCGTCATTGCCGCCATCTTCGAGCGCATCGGTGCGCGCAGCCGCTGGTGCTGTGAGTTCGGCGCCGGCGACGGGCTTGCCTGGAGCAACACGCGTTCGCTGATCGAAGACGGCTGGCGGGCGGTGCTGATCGAAGCCGACAAGAGTAAATACGAGCGCCTGGCGCGCCTGTATGCCGACAACGCCGATGTGCATACGCTGCGCCGGCTCATTGGCACCAACGGCAACGGCCTCGACGTGGTGCTGGCCGAGACACCGATCGCGCATGAGTTCGATCTCTTATCAATCGATATCGACGGCTGCGACTGGTACGTATGGAACGATCTGGCGGATTATCGCCCGCGCGTGGTGCTGATCGAGTTCAACCCGACGATTCCGAACCGGGTGCGGTTCGTGCAGGCGCCGGAGCATACGGTGATGGTGGGCGCATCGTTAGCGGCGCTGGTGGCGCTGGCACGCGCCAAGGGCTACGAGCTCGCGGCGACCACGGATCTGAATGCGTTTTTCGTATGCGCCGAGGACTTCGGCGCACTGGGCATCGAGGACAACAGCATCGACGCTATGCACGACGACGATGCGTTTGAATCGATCGTGTTTCAAAACTATTTAGGCGGGTGGGTGTTTGCGCGCTCGGTGCCGATGTGGCTGAAGCAATAAAATTGAACCTGGGCGCTGGCCCGACGCAGATCCGCGGCTACACCGCCGTCGATTGCAACAACGGTGCCGAGGTCTATCCGCTCGAGGGCTACGCCGAGGACAGCGTCGATGAGATCCGCGCCTCGCACGTGCTCGAGCACTTCAGCCACAAGCAGGTGGGCGACGTGCTCGCCGAATGGGTGCGGGTGGTGAAGCCGGGCGGGCAGATCAAGATCGCCGTGCCCGACTTCGACTGGATCGCGAAAATGTACCTGTCCGGTGAGCCGGTGAACGTGCAGGGCTTCGTCATGGGCGGCCACGTCAACCACGCCGACCGCCACGGCTGCATATTCGATACGGGCTCGCTGACCGAGGCCATGCGCTCGGCGGGCCTGCGCAACATCCACCGCTGGCGCTCGGAGATCGAAGACTGCGCGGCGTTGCCGGTGTCGCTCAATCTGGTCGGCAACAAGCCGGCGCCCGCAGCCGAGCGGCCGCTCAAGATCGCCGCCGCCATGTCGGTGCCGCGGCTGGGCTTCATGGATAATTTTTTCTGCGCCTATCAGGCGCTGCTGCCGCTCAAGATCGAGCTGCGCAAACATACCGGCGCCTTTTGGGGGCAGTGTCTGGAGCGCTGCATCGAGCAGTGCCTCGAGGAGGACGCCGACTACGTGTTGACGATCGACTACGACACCGTATTCTCGCGCGCGCATGTGGCCGCCTTGATCGAGCTCGCGCAGGCACGCCCGGACGCCGATGCGATTGCACCGGTGCAGGCCTCGCGCACGAAGGCGCTGCCGCTCATGAGCATCAAGGGCGACGACGGCAAGAACTTAGCGCAGGTGCCGGTCGAGACCTTCGAGGGCGAGGCCACGCGCATCGACACGGCCCATTTTGGCCTGACGTTGCTGCGCGCCGACGCCCTGCGCGCCACGCCGAAACCGTGGTTCAAGGGCGAGCCCGACAAAGACGGGCTTTGGAGCGACGCGCGCACGGATGACGATATCTGGTTCTGGCGGCAATGGGCGCGTGCGGGCCATACGCTTTACCTGGCCAACCGCGTGGCGGTCGGGCATGCCGAGCTCATGGTGCGCTGGCCGGGGCGCGACTTCGTCGCCGTCTATCAGCACCCGAGCGAGTTTTTCGAGTCGGGTCCACCCGAGGACTGTTGGCAATGAGCAGAAAAATCAAGTTCAAGACCGCCTGGCAGACCTATCGCGTCGGCGATGTGGTCGAGCCGACGGCGGCGCACGGCGATTGGCTCGTGTGCATGGGCGTGGCTGATTATGTGCCCGAGGGCGAAACGGCGATGCTCGAGCAGCCCGAAACGGCGGCACGGCCGACACCGCAGCGCCGCCGGCGCAAAAGGCGCGCGTAGATGCTGACGATCGTCACCGAACCGACGCTCGAGCCGGTGGAGTTGGCGGATGTGAAAAGCCATCTGTCGGTCGAGGTCTCGGACGACGACACCATGATCAGTAATTTCATTACGGCGGCCAGGCGCTGGTGCGAGCACTTCACGCGGCGCGCGTTCATCACGCAGAGCTGGAAGCTGGTGCTCGATAAATTCCCGGCCGAGTTCCGGGTGCCGCTGCCGCCGCTGCAGTCGGTTACGTCGATCACCTACATCGACACCGACGGCAACACGCAGACGCTCGCCAGCAGCGTCTACACGGTCGACATCGACTCCGAGCCCGGGCGCATCGTCGAGGCCTATCAGCAGAGCTGGCCCACTACGCGCGATGTGGTCAACGCCGTCACCGTCACTTACAAGGCCGGCTACGGTGCCGCCAGCACCAACATGCCCGGCGAGCTCAAGCTCGCCATCAAGATGCTGGTCGGGCACTACTACGAGAACCGTGAGGCGTTTGTGGCCGCACCGCTGCGCGAAGTGCCGATGGCGAGCGAGCATTTGCTGTGGCCGTTGCGCGCCTGGAACGAGCCGTGACGATCCGCGCCGGCAAGCTCAGACACGTGATGGAGATCGAGCAGGCAACCGAATCACGCAATGCCATCGGCGAGGCCATTCAGACCTGGTCCACGTTCGCCACGCGCCATGTATCTGTGGAGCCGTTTCAGGGCCGTGAGTTCTGGTCGGCGAAGCAGGTCAACGCCGAGCGCAACCTGCGTGTGCGCATGCGTTATCTCGAGGGGCTGACCACGAAGATGCGGCTCAACTGGCGCGCGCGCTCGCGCCTGTTCGATATCCTGTCTATTGTCGATGTGAACGAGCGCAATCACGAGATGCTGTTGTTGGTGGAAGAAAGGCTATGAGAAAACAAAAGCAGGTCGAGCAGGCGGACCGGCGACGCGTGCGCTTTATTCTGGCGTGGCAGGATTACGATCTGGACGAGGTGGTCGAGCTGCCGGTCGCGCAGGTGAAGATCCTGATCCGCCGCGGCATCGCCGTGTGCGCGGCCGATGATCCGGTGATCGCAAGGCCGTGAGCGACAAGAGCCAAAGTGCGGCGCTGCTGAACGCGGCGCTGAAAACGCTCGAAGACAAGGTCGCGCGCAAGTTCGCCATGCAGGCCTTGCGCAAGGGCGGGCGCATCGTCGTCAAGGAGGCGAAGCGGCGCGTGCCGGTGCGCACGGGGCGGCTGAAAAAGTCGATCATACTGCGTGCCAAAAGCCGCAACAAGCGCGGCAGCCCGGCGATTCTGGTGGGCGCCAGCAAGGACGCGCCTTACGCGCACCTGATCGAGCGCGGTCATATGCAGGTCGGCAAGCGTGGTAAGAAGTTCGTAGCGGCGCGCCCGTTCCTGCGCCCGGCCTTCGACGCGACGCACGATCAATTTACCCGCATCGTTGGCGATGAGCTCGGCGCCCTTATCCTCAACGAATCAACGAGGCTCGCCAGCCGTGCAGGTCGCTAATGAGCGCAGACGTAGAGGACGCCATCAAGAGCCGGCTCGACGGCTTCACGGCACTGACCGATCTGGTCAGCACGCGCATTTATTTTGTGGAGATGCCGCAGGACGTGACCTATCCGGCGGTGGTCTACCAGCGCATCAGCACCGATCGGCCCTCGGCCATGGGGGCGGACATCGGTATCGCCCGGGCGCGCTTTCAGGTGAGCGTCTTTGGCGATGTGGCCATCGACGTGCGCAATGCCGCGCAGCAGGTGCGGGCAGCGCTGCAGCGCTGGAACGGCACGGAGGCGACGGTGACGATCCTCGAGACCTTCATGCAGGATGAGCAGGACCAGAAAAACCCGGACGTGGATGTTTTTCAACGCCTGATCGACGTCGAGGTGAACTACAGAGAGTGAGCGACTATGGCGATTGCGATCTATAACGGCAGCTTCTGGCTCGACGGCTATGCGATCCGCGGATCATTAAATGCTGCCAATCTGGAGACCGGCGTAGAGGGTCAGGACGACACCGCCTTCGGTGACAGCACGCGCTCGATGAAACCGGGACTGAAGACCGCCGCGGCCAGCATCGAGGGTTACTACGAGGCCGGCGCCGATCTCATCGACCCGGTGCTGTTCAGCAATCTAAATCTGGCCAACAAGCTCTTTAGCGCATCCCAAGCCGGCGCCGACGGCGACATTGCCTATTTCATGCGTGCGCGCATCGGTAGTTATGCCCCTGGCGGCGCCGTCGGCGAGATGCTCACGTTCAGTGCCTCGTTGGAGGCCGACGACGAGATCGTGCGCGCCACCATCATGGCGGCGGGCTCGAAGTCCGCCACCGCCAACGGCACCGCGCGCCAGCTCGGGGCGGTCACCGCGAGCCAGAAACTCTTCGCCGGCCTGCACGTGATCTCCGGTACCGGCACGCTCGATGTGACGGTGCAGAGTGACGATAACTCGGGTTTCACCAGCGGCGTCACCCGCGGGACGTTTACGCAGGCGACCGGGCGCACCAGCGAATGGCTGACGCCGGTGGCGGGGGCGATCACCGACGACTGGTGGCGCGTCGGCTTCACGATCGGCACCGGGCCGTTCGATTTTGTTGTGGTAGTGGGGATCCAATAGGAGAAAGCTATGGCTACTTTGATTTTTAACGACGCCTCGGTCGTCATCAATGCCGTCGACCTAAGCAACGACGTCAAGTCGGTGACGCTCAATTACGAGGCCGAATCGCAGGACGACACCGCTATGGGCGACACCACGCGCTCGGGCAAGGGCGGGCTTTTCAACTGGTCGATCTCGGTCGAGTTTCATCAGGACTTCGCCGCAACCCAGGTCGATGCGACGCTGTGGGGCATCGTCGGCACCTCGGTGGTGGTGGTACTGAAACCAACCTCGGGCGCGGTCAGTGCCACCAACCCGTCGTACACCGGCAACGGCATGCTGACGAGCTACACGCCGTTGAGCGGCTCGGTCGGTGACATCCTGCCGGCCACCTGCGAGATTGTGCCGTCCAAGGGCTCCGGCAACTCCAATCTCGTGAGGGCGGAGGTATGAGCGACAAAGCCAAAAAGGTACACGAGCTGTTGTCGCTGCGCGAGCAGATCCTGCGTGCCGAAGACGCCCAAGCCGAGAAGGTGCATGTGTCCGAGTGGGGTGTCGACGTATGGGTGCGCGGGCTTACGGGCTCCGAGCGCGACGCCATCGAGGACGCAATGCTACGTGGGCGCGGTAAGGTCGATCTCGGCAACTTCCGGGCGCGGCTGCTGGTGAAGACGGTGGTCGATGAGGACGGTGCTCGCATCTTCAACGATGAGGACGCCACCGCGCTCGGTACCAAGAGTGCCGTGGCGCTTGAGCGGCTGGTGAACGTGGCCATGCGCCTGGCCGGCATCCGCGCCGGCGACGTGGAGGATCTCTCAAAAAACTCCGCGCCCGGCCCGAGCGGCGGTTCTACTTCCGATTAGCTCGTGAGCTGGGCTACACCGTGGCGGAACTGCTCGCACGCATCGACAGCCGCGAGCTCAGCGAATGGCAAGCCGTGTTCGTGCTTGAGGCCGCGGAATTGAAGCAACACGAGCTCATGGCGCGCGCCAAAGCGGCGACGCCGCCGCCGCGACGACCGTTGAGGCGACGCTGACATGGCGGCGATCGGCAGCCTGTTCGTTCTACTCGGGCTCGAGACCTCGAAGTTCAAGAAAGGCACGCGCGAGACCCAGCGCTCCATCGACCGCTTTTCTAACAAGGCGCAACGCAAATTTGATATGGTCGGGCGCTCGGTCGAGCGTAACACCGCCCAAGTGCAGGTGCTCAAGCGCTCGATGATTGCCTTGGCGGCCGCCACCGCCAGCATCGGGCTGGTCGCCAAGACGTTCATATCGGCGGCCTCGGAGGCCGAGCAGTTCGGCGTGCGCCTGAAAGTCGCACTCGGCAGCGCCAAGGAAGGCGCCAAGGTGTTCGACGACATGCGCAAGTTCGCATCCTCGGTGCCGTTCGAGTTCCGTGAAATCATGAGTGCCTCGGCGCAGCTCGGCGCCGTGCTCGAGGGCGGCTCTGCCGAGATCAAACAGACGATGCCCATCATCGCTGATTTGGCCGCCTTCTCAGGGCTGACGATCAAGCAGACCACCGAGCAGATCATCCGGATGTTCTCGGCCGGTGCGGGCGCTGCGGATCTGTTTCGCGATCGCGGTGTCAGCCAAATGCTCGGCTTTCAGGCGGGTGTGTCAGTGAGCGCCGAGGAAACCAAGCGAGTGCTGATCGAGGCGTTCGAATCGCCCGTGTCCCGATTCCGCGGCGCGTCGGAGGAGCTTGCCAAGACCTGGGGCGGGCTCATGTCGATGCTGTCGGATAAGTGGTTCCAGTTCCGCACCGACGTGATGGACGCCGGTATTTTTAACTTCATCAAGGGGATGGTAGCAGTGGTCGATCAGGATCTCGGCAACGCGCTCAACAATAATACGGCGCGCGCGCAGGCGTGGTCGGATACGCTCATCAGCGGCATCAAGACCGTCATAAAGGGCGTGGTGTTTTTGAAATCGTCTTTCGGCGGCTTGCAACTTGTTTTCAAGACCATCGAAATCGCCGCGCTGCAGATGGCAATATTCCTTGCGGAGCGGCTCAGAGAACTCGACGTCGCCGCGCAGGCGTTCATCAACACGATTTTGAAGATCGTAAACCCGGGCTTCTCCCGACGGCTCGACCTCGAGCTCGAACGCCAGGCCAGCCAAATTGAAAAGGTCCGTGGTCGGCTGTCCGAGCTGAAAAAAGAATGGATCGATCTCGGCACGGAGAAAGGCTTTCTGAATCAACTCGCGCGCGTCGATGAATTTTTTGGCCGTGTACAGGAGCGTTTCGTGGCGATGCAGACGCCGGCCACGGGCGGCATCGGCGCCGCCGCGGGTGCGGCGCCCGGCGCAGGCGCGGGTGGTCTGGCCGCGGAGTTCACAGCCGGAAGCATCGGCAATCTCGACACCTTCCGCGAACAGCTCACGGGGCGCGTGGAGCTGTTACAGACCTCGTTGCTGAGCGAGGAGGAAAAGCTCACCGAGAGCTTCGAGCGCAAGCTCGAGATCATCAATCAGGGCTGGATGGCGGGCATCATCAGCATTGAAGAGCTGATGGCATTGGAGCAGGGGCTGACCGCACAGCATCAAGAAAAGCTGCGCGCGATCGAGGCCAAGGGGCTGACCGAGCGCGAGAAGTTCGAAGCGCTCAGCCTCAAAAAACGCGTGACGACGGTGGCCGGTATGCTCGAGCAGGCCACTTCGGTGGCGGCGCAGAGCAACAAGACGCTGTTTGAGATCAACAAGATCGCAGCCATTGCCAACGCCATCGTCAATACCTCGCAGGGCGTCACCAAGGCTTTGAGCCTCGGTCCGTTTGTCGGCATCCCGCTGGCCGCCGTCATCGCCGCCGCCGGGGCGGCCGAGATCGCCGCCATCAAGTCTACGAGCTTCGGCGGTGGCGGCGCCGTCGGCACGTTCGCCGCCTCACCCGCCACCGGCATCCCGACGGAGGGTGGCGTGGGAGCCTTCGGCGAGCCCGAGCTGCCGGCGGAAAGCGCACCGACGCAGATCAACATCACCATCGAGGGCGAGAGCGTCAGCCGCGAACAGGTCGAGGAGTTGATCCTCGAAATCAACGACGCCATCGGCGACGGCGTGAGCC